GGAGGCGGCGGAATAATGAACCCCGCTCTTGAACTCTTTGTTGAAAATGCGCGTGCTATCTCCATTAAGGACGGGGCGCAAATGCTCGGCCTGAAATTTCGTGCAAGTGGCAACGAACACCCGCAACCCTGCCCCGCTTGCGGTGGGACGGATACGTTTGCCTTCAATACCCAGAAAGGCAAATGGAACTGCCGGCAGGGTGGCGTTGGCGGTAACGACGCCATCGGCATGGCAGCACATATTCGGGGGCTTAATCCTCGCAGCCGTGACGGACTGCTGGAAGCCTGCTCGCTGCTGACTGGTGAGCCAATTCCCGAAGGTGGTGAGCGCGAAAGTGTGGAAGACCGCGATGCACGGCTTGCGCGCCTCGATGCACAGCGCCGCAAGAATGAGGAAACACAGGCCAAACAGCATGCACAGCAGATCGATTTTCGCGAGAAAGAGCGGAACAAGGCGCGAGGCATCTATAACCGTGCTGTAGACTTGCGTTCTTCTGGACAGGCAGATGGTCGCTTTTATCTCATGGGACGCGGTGCCGGTGTTCCAGAAGCCACCTGGTTACGCGTTTCACCATCAGTACCCTACTGGCATGGCGATGAGGTGATCCATGAAGGGCCTGCAATGATTGCGCCATTTGTCGCGCCTGACATGACGATTATCGGGTGCCACATCACATGGATAGATCTCGACCGCCGCCCGAAATTCCGCCCGGAAATCATCGATATTCAGTCTGGCGAGGTTCTGCCATCCAAGAAGATGCGCGGCTCCAAGAAAGGCGGGCTGATACCTATTGCCGGTTCGCCTGCGGCTCTCCGATGGGTCGGTGGTGAAGGGATTGAGAATGTCGGGGCAGTCGGTCATGCGGAAGGATTTCGCGATGACACATTTTACTTCGCAGCAGGCGATCTTGGCAATCTGGCCGGACCTGCGGACCCCTCATCAAAGTTTGCGCATCCCACACTGAAAAAGGCCGACGCCAAAGCGCGGTTGCGCCCTGTCATGATTTCCGGGCCGGTGCCACGCGCCGATCAATCTCCTGATGATGCTTTCTGGATGCCAGAGCATGTGCGCGACGTTGTGTTGCTTGGTGACGGGGATTCGGAGCGCATCATGACCGCTGCCGCCATGGCGCGTGCGAAAGCACGTATCGTGCGTGATGGGAGGCGTATTGCAATTGCCTGGCCTCCAGCTGGGATCGATTTTTCTGAAATGATGGCAGGTGCCGCGTGACCAAGAATACCAAAGATATACCTGCTGCTGTGCGCGCCATTCTGGATGAAGCCACACGACAGGCCGATGCTGCGGCTCTCGAACCCCGTAACCCCGATGCCGATCGCGGTTATACTGCTGATGAACCACATAATGATGATGGTGAACCGCAAGCCACCTTGCGGGACAGTCGCCCTGTTGATCGCGGCGTCGTTAAAACCTGCGCAAAGCTTGATCATTCCGACACAGACAACGCAGAGCGCCTGCAAAGGCATTTCGGCGAAGATATGCTGGTGCTGGCCCAGAGCAAGGCACGCAAGGCCACCTATGCCATCTGGGACGGAACACATTGGGATATCGACACGGGCGATCCGCGCTCATTGGCAGTGGCGCAGCAGCTTGGCGGGCGCATCGCCATGGAAACCGAATTTCTGGAATATACACCCGAAGAATTCGACGCTGTGAAAGCCGCACAGGACGCGCTCAAAAAAGAAGAGAATGAGCGAACTCCGCTCGAAAAGAAACTTGCGGCTGCAGCGATGAATGCCAAGGAAAACTTAGGTAAGCGCAAAAAGCGGCGTATGGATCATGCGGTTACATCCAAAAATAAGGCGCGGCTGGAAGCAATGCTCACCTGTCTTGCACCCCATGTGATGCGCGGTCCAGACGACTTCAACGCTGACCCGTTGAAGGTAGCGCTTCTCGACCACACGCTTGTCTTTTCGCGGACAACCGAGCGCGTGCGCAATCCTGCCTATGATGACCCCGATGATAACCGCGACGATCTGACGGAATATATCGAGCGCAAAGTTGCGAAGGTCGAGGCCAGTAAAGGCCACAGGCGCACCGACCTGATGACCCAGATTGTTCCTGTCTCCTATGACAAGAAGGCGACATGCCCGAAGTGGAAAGCCTTCCTAGAACGCATGCTGCCCAATGATGACGTGCGGCGCATGGTGCAGGTGGCTTCCGGCCTTGGGCTTGTCGGGCTGACAGTGCAAAAGCTGTTCTTCCATTATGGTTTCGGTGCAAACGGCAAATCCGTTTACATGGAAACTCTGTCACGTCTGTTCGGGGATATAGCCGTCACCTTGCCCTCTGAATCCTTCATTGGTGAAGGGAATTCCGGTGGTGCGGCCTCGCCCGACATGGCGCGGCTATATGGGCGGCGCTTCCTGCGCGTGAAAGAACTGCCTGAAGGCGAGGATTTGCGCGAAAATCTGGTCAAGGATTTGACGGGTGGCGAAGACTTCACTGTCCGTGATCTGTTTCAGGGCTATTTCGATTTTAAACCCATCTTTACCGGCCATATGTCGGGCAATGGCTATCCGCGTATCACAGGCACCGATAATGGCATCTGGCGACGAATGGTCGTTGTACACTGGCCTGTGACGCTTAAAACCGAGGAACAGCGCGAGTTTGAGGAGGTCGTGTCTGAGTTCAAGCCAGAATATTCCGGCATATTGAACTGGCTGATCGAGGGCGTGAAAATCTTTCTGGAAGAAGGATTGATAATTCCGGATTCCGTGAAAGAGAAAACACAGGAATATCGCGACGAAATGGACCCCACATCGGCTTTCGCAGCCCGATGTATTGAGTCTGACGAACATGGCCAGGTGACTGCGCGCGACTTCTATCAGGCCTATGTGGACTATACAGTCGATCAAGGTGGTAGGCCCATCTCCCTGACTAAGTTTGGATTGATCATGAAGAAGAAGTACCGGCGCGAGGATGGGCGCATCAAAACGTATTTCGGTTTCCGCCTGTCAGACGTTCCGAAATCTGCCGACAGAGCCGGTGCGTCCGACTATGAGCCGCCCTCATGACGATGCGGACGCCAACGCCCCGCAACCCCGCATATACCTGTCGTTTACGCCTGAGAACTGGCAACCCATTGATATTGTTATGTTTAGCATCGCGATAGTCTTCAGTAGTTTGCGATACTTTGCGATAGTCTTATCAGCGGGAATAATAGAATGAATTCAATGCCTTGCGATAGTTTGCACCAGTTTTTCCCTATATATCTATAGGAAAAAAAGGGGGTACGGGGAAAAGCTTCATATATAGACGAGCTTAAACTGTCGCAACTGTCGCAACCATTTGAAATAATTGAACTAATCAAGATTTAATAACTATCGCTAACTGTCGCAAACTATCGAAAGTAGTGCAAACGATGAAAACCGTAACGATTGAAGAACTTCTCGTCTGGGCTTTCGTCCACGAACTGCCAAAAGGCGGTGGTGCTGATGGGCTGGATAACATTCATTCCGCATGGCGGCAATTGGAAGCTTCATCCTGGGGCAAAGTTCTTGGCTATGCCGAGCTAATGACATTGGTGGACCGCGACCGCCCAGCTCCCGGCACTTGGGTGGAACAGGGCGTGCCGCATGAGGATGCGCTTGAGGTTGGTCGCGCGGTTGCTGACCTTGCCAAATATGACGTGATGTTCCCTGAAGGTTGGAACCCGGTGGGTGACTGGTCTGAACAAGGCGATCTGACACGGGATGCTGTGGCTCGTGCTGTCGAGCGTTTCAGCCTGCGCCCTGCCGGCAAGCGCGGGGCATCTATTGTGTCGCTTGTGATTTCATCTGCTATTTTGGGCCGCGTGCCGGATTTTTCCACTCCAGAGCCTGAGCATGTCATGATCGAGCGCAACGGCAAGCCTGCATGGTTTATGCAACGTACCGCAAGGGATGCATTTGGGCGGGAGTATTGCCTTGAAGTGGATGGCTACAATCATCGTGCGAAGCGCCCCCAACGTGGTGCTTACTACAAATATGAACTCCAGCCAGACCCGCTTTCAGATATTCTCGGCAGGATAGATTATCAAATATGGGTTGCGGCGCTCAAGGTACTGGAATCAGCCCTCGCAAACAGCCTAATTGATCACCGAATGACCTATTCAACGCTTTCAGCTACGCCGTGGATCGAAGAAAAAGATATGATGGGAGTCCAGCTTTTCCGGGCTTTTCATGGCGCGAGCACTCACGAACATGAAAAAGCTTATTGACGTGCGGCGGAAACTTGACTTACACATTGGAGGCTAAAAAAGATTAGACGAAACCCCGGCGCATCCGCGACCGGGGTTTTTTATTTGGGAAACACGATGTCATGTTCACGTCCAGATGGCAGAACATTGAAGGGCTGCGCAGATATGCTGATGGCATCAAGCGGCTGAACACCGAGTTCCCAAAAGTCCTGCCGCGCATCGTTAACCAAGTAGGCCGCAGGGCACGCACTCGTGTTGTAAGAAATCTGACGAAACAGACTGGCTTGCATCGTCGGGTAATCGTCCGTGCGGTCAAGAACGTTGATACGGCAAAGCCGGGTAAGCTGTTATATTCACTCAAATCCAAGGGCGGGTTCATCCGCCTGAAATACTTTAATGCTCGCGAAACCCGCCGTGGTGTCGCTGCCAACCCTTTCGGAAAGCGTCAGATATTCGGTGGCACGTTTATCATGGGTGGTCTGTTCCCATACCGTCATGTGAAGCAATGGAACTTCGACGGCCATGTCTATCGTCGGATAGGCAACGCAACAGACAGGCGCGTCACGCAAGTGAGGTCTGAAGTTCGTATCCCGGATGAGATGATACGGGGCGAGACACGTGAGGCCTTCGAACATGAGGCTTCGGTGATCATGCCGCCGAGGATCGAGGCGGTCATGCGAAAGCTTTTGACCTGACCCACCCCCCCCTTTTTAGGGACCGTATGCCTCTAAAACCCACTGTACGGGCGTGCTCGACTGCCGGTTTTCACCAGTGGGTCGTTTTGAAAGCGATACACAGATACACGCGCTTGCACGTGTGCATACACACAACCTTGAACGGATCATCATGTCAGACGGTGAGTGGATTTCTATTTCGGAAGCCGCACAACGGCTGACGGACATGGGTGATCTTGTCGAGCGCTCAACGCTGTCCCGCTATATCAAGCAGCATGGCGAAGCGATAGAAATCCGCGAGGAAGGCAAGGCGCGCCTGGTCGAGTTCAACACTCTTGTTGCTCACCGTGGTGAGAATATTCGTATCCGCGCGACTCCTCCCACGGCGCGGGCGACTGCGGCGCAGGGCACATATCGCCCTGCGCCGCGATTTAACGGGAGCCAATCTGACGGTGCCGCACGGAAAGCGCAGGCCGATGCTGAATTGCGCGAGATGGATCTCGCCGAACGTCGCAAGACGTTGACCAAAGTGTCCGAGGTTGATCGGGCGGGTCGAGATGCTGTCGCCCTCATGCAGAGCGCTTTCGAACGTGCTTTGGAAACCGAAGCCGCGAATGCGTCAGTAAAATACGGATTTGACGAACGGTCTGCGCGTATCGTGCTCAAGGCATTCATGCGTAAAGGTCTGGATGTATTCAATCAAACAATTCTCGGAAGGATCGATGCCATGCGTCAGCGTGACGAGGCAGACCCATCTGATGAAGTGAAAGAGGGAATTGAACTGACATGAACGCCCCTGAGCCGCTCGCGCAATTTGCAGAATTGCCGCGTGGTGAATTGGTGTTGTTTCGGGGGCTGGAGGCTGCCAGCCGTCCGATTGAAAACTTGTCCATATCCGAACATGCCGACCGATACCGCAAAGTATCATCGGAATCGGGTTCACCATGGCCGGGGGATTTCCGCACCGACCGTGTTCCCTATCTCAAAGAACCACAAGATTGTCTGCACCCCGACCATCCGGCACGTCGCTGCACAGCACGTTGGGCCGCGCAGCTTGGAAAATCGACTGCAATCGAGAACTGGTTTTGCTTTATCGTCGATCAGGCTCCCGGTTCGATGATGATCGTACTTCCAACATTGGAAGAAGCGACCAAGTTCAATCGCATCAAGCTGCACCCGACGATTGAGGCCACACCGCGCATTAAGCACAAGGTGCTTCCTGTCAACAGTCGTGATGAGCAAGGCTCAACCACGGCCTTCAAGCGTTTCGCCGGTGGTTTTTGCCAGATCGTGAATGCAGGTTCATCCAAGGGCTTGCAGATGGTCTCCATCAAGTATCTCGCGATGGATGAGATCACAGGCTATCTGAGTGATGTTGACGGACGCGGTAGCCCACGCGATCAGGCCCGTGCCCGCCAAAAAATGCACGGCGATATGGCGAAGGAGTGGCAAGGCTCGACACCCGGCATCGCTGGAAGTTGTGCGATTTCAGAAGACTTTGATGCTGGCGATCAGCGCTACTTTTATTTGCCATGCCCGCACTGTCGTACATATCAGGCACTAGAGTTTGATAACCAGTTGCCTACTGACCCTGAGAATGGCCTGCCCGTTCACTTCCGCTGTATATCCTGCAACGAAGTTATCATTGATGGTCATAAGCATGAGATGCTTCCGCAAGGAAAATGGATTGCGCGCCGGGTTCGTGAAGGTGAACCACCCGTACCTTTGGCGATAGCCGAAGATCAGATTGATCACTGGCACTGCGCCCCGTGCGAGGGTCGTTGCAGAGAATGGCAACCATCCTGGCACTTGTGGGCGGCGTATGCACCGCGTGAACGATGGGCCGACATATGGGCGCGCTGGATAGCGGCTCAAGGCAACATCACGAAGATGCGTACGTTCTTTCAGCAGGATTTGGCATTGCCATATGACCCTGCCGGCATAGCAGTCGAGCACGAGAAAATCGTGGAAGCAGTGCGCAAAGAATTACTGCCATCACGTTTTATACCGTCGTGGGCCGGACTTATTGTCTCGACTGCCGACGTTCAGGGTTACGGTATCAAATGGATGGCCATCGCACTCGGTCCCCACGGACAATACCAAGTCATTGACCGTGACATATTTGAGGGTGCGCCAGACCAGACCGACGAACCGTGGATTGCTCTCGCGAATGCCTTCGAGCGTGAATATCCGACTGCTGGCGGCGGGACAAAAGGCATAGACCTCTCTGGCGTCGATTCCGGCTTTGCAACCGACCGCGTTTATCGCTTCTGCGCACCGCGTCCTAATGTCTATGCCCTGGATGGACGAGCGCCGCAGGGACTGCCTTGGCTAGGAACTCCAGTCAAACGTGACATCAAGGACAATAACCGGCGCATTATTGCAAAAGTGCTTTTGTACCCGGTAGGTCTTTACGACGTGAAAACCGCTGTTGTCGGAGCCTTAGCTAATCTTGTGCTGGGTGCTGATGAAAGCGGAAAGTGGTCACGCAACACTCTGCATATAGGCAACGACCTTTGCGACGAGGATTTCGCTAAGGAGCTGACAGCGGAAAGTCTGGTTGATCCTGACGAAGAGGCGCTTTCCAAGCCCTCTCGTGGCAAGCGTAAACTGATCCCGTCAAAGGCGGGACGCATCTGGAAAAAGATCGCGGGGCGTAAAAACGACTGGTTTGACACCACCGTTTACGCCTTCGCACTCGGCTGGCACCTCGAACGCAAACTGCGCCTGACCGCCGAGCGGTGGGCCGACCTGCTGGTCAAGGTTCATGGAGTGCCAGCCGAGGAAGATTTGTTCGGTCATGCCGAAACGAGTGTTTTCGACAAACCACAG